GACCTTTTGATTAACACAATTATTGCAGACCGCAAAAAACCATCTAACAACGAATAACAATGGCACAGACCACAGGTATTATGAATGGCAGCCAGATCACCGTCATGTTCGGTGACGCTGGAGCCACACCCACGTACGTTGTCGTCGACAATGTAACCGACCTCAGCGCATCTATCCAGACTGACACGCGCGACACCACGACCAAAAACAACGCTGGCTATCGCGCCATCTTGCCTGGCCTCAAGTCGTTGTCTATTAACTTCAGCGCCTTCTATGCAGACGATGCAACCCAGGGCTTCAGCGAGTTGATGACAGCGTACAACGCAGGTACTAAGCAAGCTGTCAAGGTGACGTCGTACGACTTTGACGGATCAGCAGAAAACACTGGCGACCACCGCTTGTCGTTTGACGCGTACGTGACTAACTTGGAACTCTCAGCAGGTACTGAAGACAACGCCGCGTTTACTTGCACTATGGAGTGCGTGAGCGCCATCGTTTACGAAACAATCGCTTAATGACAATCACCCTCGACAAACAAACGTTTCCAGTGCGCGCAAGCATGCGTGCCTGGCGTGAATCCGAAAACGCAACTGGACTTAAGGTTAGCAAGATAGACAGCGAAGATGTGACGGCCATGCCTGAGCTGCTGTACTACTTTGTTGCTGAAGGTTGCCGTAAGCAAAACATGACGTTTGAAATGTCGGTGGACGATTTTCTGGGATTGATTGAGGTAGGCGATTTGCCTGCTATTATGAAGGTGATGAAAGAGTCAATGTCACCAGACGGCGAAAAAAAAACCGAGCTGACGACGACGACGCACCACTTGAATGGGACGAAGTAGAACAATTGGGCATTGGGCTGTTAGGCCTAACGCCTGATTGTCTCTACGATCTCACCTTCAGAGAGTTTGGCAACGCCGTACGCGGTCGCTACAAATTTCTAGAACAGGCGCAACGCGCTGACTGGGAACGTACGCGGTGGCAGACGGCGTTGCTGCTTAATGTGCACACGAAGAAAGGTGCAAGCGTCAAGCCAAAAGACCTTGCTACTTTCCCTTGGGAGCAAAAGAAAAAGGCCAACCCTAGCAAGGGCTGGGCTACATTGAAAGCACTAGCAACAAAAGACAATGGCATCACTGGGTGACTTGGTAGTTAAGATTGGCGCTGACACGCGAGATCTAAACAAGCAGCTTGGCAAAGTGCAGCGCGAGGTGCGCGGCATGACCAGCAACATTACACAACTCGGTCAAAACTTGACGCGAAGCATTACGTTGCCATTGGCAGCGCTCGGTGCTGCAGCCGTCAAAAGTGCTGCAGACCTAGAGACGTTAGAAACGTCGTTCATTAGCTTGACAGGTGGCGCCAAGCAAGCGCGCGACATGGTTGCTGATCTAAACAAGTTCACAGCTGAGACGCCGTTCCAGCTTGAGGCAGTAGGTAAGGCAGCGCGGCAACTCATTGCAGCAGGGACCGATATAAGCCAGGTCAATACGCAGCTGCAATTTCTTGGCGACATCGCAGCGACCAGCAGCAGCAGCATTGACGAGATTGCAGCCATTTTCGCTAAGGTTCAAGCCAAGGGTAAAGTCGAGCTAGAAAACCTCAATCAACTGGCCGAGCGTAATATCCCAATTTTTACAGCGCTTGCCGAGGCCACAGGTTTGCCAGCGTCAAAGCTTGGTGCGGGCGCAGTCAGTATAAAACAATTTAATGCCACACTGAAATCATTTGCTGAGGCGGGCGGTTTTGCTGAGGGCGCTATGAAGCGACTAAGCCAAACAGCAGCAGGAAAATTAAGCACTGCAATTGACAATTTAAAACTTGCTGGCGCTAGTCTAGCCAACGACATTTTGCCCAAAATCACAGCAGCATTAGACAAGGTTACTGGAGCTGCACAAGGTTTTACTAGACTTGATCCGGACATTAAAGGACTAATCGTAAACTTTGGGTTGTTGTCTGCGGCCATTGGTCCAGTCATTGCAGTGTTGCCACAACTGACAACACAATTAAAAGCAATCATGTCAATCATTGGCGGCGGCGGTGTGGGTATTGCTGTTGCGGCAGTTGCTGGATTGATTACAACCTTTGCCACCCTTCGCAAGGAAACCACAACCATACAGGACCGACTAAACAAAACACAACGGGAAGCAAACAAAGCAGCAGCAAAAAGCATTGCCGATGTTCGTGTGTTGGTCACTGAATACGGCAAAGAGAACACAGAGCTGGAGCGCAAGGAAAGCATCCTTCGCACATTGCGCAATATCAGCCCACAATACTACGGCGACCTTAAAGATGCAACGGTTACGGTTCAGGATTTGACTGCTGCAACACAGGAGTACACGCGCAGCATTAAAGAAAACGCTAGGCAAATTGCTGTGCAGGAAGCACAACAGGAACAGCTAAAGGCAATCGCAGATCGTCAGCGTGACCTTTTGAACCTAGAACAAAAGCGCGCTGAAATCTTAGCTAAGTATGACAAAAACATTGACGGTATAATTAGCGTTCATGAAGCCGCAGAAGCATCGGCTGAAAGTTTTTTTGCTGCTTTTGATATTGAAACGTTTAACGTTTTAGGCGGCAAAATTCAAGCAACAGAGGCAGACATTGAAAGAATGTCAAATGAGTTGCTCAAGTTCGAGGAAACGTTTCGTACTGTGGGAACAACCGTTGACGAAAACGGAAATAAGATTGAAAAGGTAGGACAAACTTTTGACTCGAACGGAGAAACAGTAGACACAACTGCAGAGAAGTACGACAACCTAACTTTTCACATTAACGAGGCGGCGCACGCGATTACGGACTTTAGCGCCGAAAATCTAAAGGCAAAGGGCACCCTTGACGACCTATTCCGTATGTTGACCAATACGGAAGTGCAAAGCGTACAGCTGACAACACAGGTTAATCAAATGGGCGTGGCTATGGTTAACGCTTTTACTAACGCAGCGTCAAGCGCTCAAAGCTTTGCAGGTTTTGCGGTCGAAGCAATCAAAGGTGTGATCATTGCCTACCTAGCAGAAGCTAAGACTCGCGTCATTGCAAACTCAGCTGAGGCCGCAGCAGGCACAGGCCCAGCATATCCATTTGTGATGGCTGGTATGATTGGCGCAGGTATGGCACTGATTAACAAGATACCTATCCCAGCACTGGCTGAAGGTGGCCTTGCCAGCGGTCCTACTATGGCCATTGTCGGTGACAACAGAAACGCAGCGATTGACCCTGAGGTTATCTCGCCATTGAGTAAATTGAAGGACATGATGGGTGGCAGCCAAGTAGAGGTCTTTGGTCGCATCAGCGGCAACGACATCTTCCTTAGCAACAGCCGCTCTGGATTCAAACGCAACCGCTACAGCTGATGGCCTGGGTTAGATACGCAACGAGTGATACTATCTATTCACTCAATGACGACAACTGGCAGATTGAAATTCTGCGCAATGACGTAGCCCAGAGCAACAACCACAAATTTGAGGTTGGGCCTGCTGGCGTGCAGCTGTTCTACGAAAGTCCAGAGGACGACATCCTGGTGCCAGGCATTGTGCATTCACGTTGTGAGGTTGAAACGATTTGGCCGCCCGACGTGGCGACTGAACTAGACGACATGATTGCGGCAATGGTTGACGCAGAAGACGGCACCTGGTTTATGCAAGTCTACAGGAACGGCGACAAGTCATGGTTTGGTCCCATTCTGATTGACGAAGTACAGCTGCAGGAAACAAGCGCGGCGCGTGCGTGTCGCATTGTTGCTAGCGACGGCATAAGCTTGCTCAAGACTATTGACTACAACAACGCTGGCGTTGAGTACACGACGGACCAAAAGATTTTCGACGATGTACTGACCAACATTCAAGAAAAATGGGTTAGCTACAACTATGCCAACGGCAACTTTAGTGGTGCTGAGCGGCGCTTGGCTGTGTGTGATGACATGTACAGCCAAGACATCTGGAGCGTAACCACGACACCTTCAGGTTCACAGCTAGCCTTGACGCGTCGGATGAAGTTGAGTCCGCAATTTTTTAGCTACACAAACGACGACGACGAAATTGAATACATCAATTGCTACGATTTGCTAGAGAGCATCTGCAAAACGTTGTTGCTGCGATTGTATTACCACGAACAAGGTTGGTGGCTGATGCCTTGCTACAACCAAGAGCCATCACTGAGAGGTAACGTGCTCAACTGGTCGGGCGTGTACGCATCAGGCATTACGCTAGTCGAACAATTTAACTTCCAAGTTGACACCCTAAACAACGAGAAACAGAAGGGCAACGAGTGGACCTATACGTTTACGCCAGCAATCAACGAGGTCACAATCACCAGGGACACCAACAACGGTTCTATTGTTTTAGGTCAAACGCAGATTGCAGGAGGCAGCGCAATCAGTGGCAACACAATCAACTTTACCACTGGCGATAGCGGCTACATTTTGTACGGCAACATCCTTGTTGAGCGTTCAGCACTCAACCCAACTGTGGGCATCCTGAATGACGACCGCCTGGGACGTTACGTGCTGCAGTTAAACATTCGCTTTGGCACATCCGCTGGCAACTATCAATACTATCAAAACACAATCAGCGCACAGCCTCAAGGGTTGTTTAGTTGGTCATTGCCTAGCATCTCAGTTGACGGCAACAGCATGGTCTTCACACCTCTAAACATTACCGAGGGTGAATACAGCAACAGCTCA